TGACTCCAGTTATACCGAAGATAAAATTAATCCACTAATGAATAAGGATGATCCCACTCTTACAAATGAGAAGTGGAATGAACCTCGTACAACCGATGTTAATAAGAACGGCCGTCCACGATACGGAGCGAAGTATCCATACAATCATGTCTTTGAGTCAGAGAGTGGTCATATCAAAGAGTATGATGACACGCCAGGCTCAGAACGTATTCATGAGTATCACACAGCAGGAACCTTTTATGAAGTTGATGCGGATGGAACTAAACATGTCAGGGTGGTTGGCAACAACTATGAGGTTATTCATGGCACAGACTTTGTTAATATCAAAGGTGATGTAAATTTAACTATCGAGTCTAATTGTAAGACCTACATCAAGGGCGATTGGAACATACAGGTTGACGGTAATAAGTATGAGACAGTTAAAGGTAATGTTCATGAGACATACGGAACAACACTAGACGGTCATCACCATGTGACACTTGTACATGGTGAAAGAGAGGAGACAGTAGAGAAAAATGTTATTCAGACTTACGGTACGGAAATTGATAAACACTTTCACACGTTACTTGTCACAGGATCATCCAACCACACAGTTACCCGTAATGTAACAGAAACGTTTGGAACAGATACGTCACACGCTAGATCAACCAGCATAACGGGAACAGATACTAAGACTACAGGCCTTTCCACTAACTTAATAACTGGAACAGCTTGGAATTACACAATTGGTACAACTTGGAATGGTACTACAGGATCAACGTGGACGCATACTTCTGGTGGTGACATTACAATTACTGGTGGTCCAAATATTAACTTGAACCCGTAGGATCATAATATGGCACATGCGTTTACCATAATTACTACATCTAATGAAACAGTAGTATATACAGATTATGATGCGATTGACTTGACTACCTTGAAGCATGTTATTAGTTTCAAACCAGACTTGGGTACACTGGTAGATTCAAATGAGATGTTGTTAGAAACAGGAACTATTAATGCTGCTGCAACTCAAGGAGTTATGTTAGAGGATAATAATTCTGTTACTGATACGAATGGAGTAACCTATGCTGTTCCTGCTGAAGATAAATTATTGTTAGAGGATGGTGATCAAGTTATGTACGAAGAAGCAGGAATAGATGCTTTGGGTAAAATTGTTCCAGAGAATTTTGCTGATGGATTGGAAAATCATCTTGTCCTTGAAACTGCAAGTGATACTAATACTAATGACCATTACCATACTCCTGTTGGTGGGGCGCATGAAGATGGAGATGGACACACTGAAGCGGAACATAGAGAGTTATCATTATGGCCATATAAGTTAAAACTTCTAATGGCGAGAGAAAGACTAAACAACGCAAGTTAAGGAGAACGATATGCCTGCAATTTGTAGAGGAGATATGGTAGACGATGATGTAGTTCATTGTTCTGTCCCATCAAGATTGGAAAAATCTCCTAATGTTTTTGTTAATGGAACGGGAATAAGTAGACAAGGTGACAACAATCATCCACACTTGTTGCCTGCTCCAATTTGCCCACCGCATCAAGCACCGATTACTACAGGTTCAACAACGGTGTTTATAAATGGTAAAGGTTGTGGAAGGATAGGTGACGATGTATCTGGTTGCACAGTGGTTGCAACAGGTTCACCAAACACCTTTGCGGGCCCATGATTTTGCGTAGGAAGAGCATAGTTACGGTTGACATACTATACTGGATGCCGGACTATACCAATGTGTTACAAGAGTTTGTTTGGCAAACGAGTGACATTGTTCCCGAATATCCACGGGTCCATCGTTTTTTAAATTATTGGCAAGAAAATATTGAAGCAGTTATATCAGAGGTTCGTATCGCAGATGCAGAAACAATCGAGTATATACCAGCAGATGTGCTGTATGAACTTTAATAATTCTTTATAAATAATACAAACTACCTTGGAGTAATAATGGCAACCGTAGAAAAAACAAATAGCTTTAAAGAACTGACAGCTTTAACAGATGCAGAGAGAACAAATAATTCTCCATTGTCAGTTAGACAATACAAAGACTTGGATTTGTTTTTTACCAAAAGATCAAGAGACAAAGATGTAAATGTCTTGACCAATGTTACTGCCATTAAACGTTCAGTGAGAAATTTGATATTGACTAATTTCTATGAGAAACCATTTCATCCTGAGATTGGTTCTGGAGTTAGGGGTTTGTTGTTTGAAAATGTCAGTCCTTTAACTACCATTGCATTATCACAAGCTGCGCAAGATGTTATTGCAAATTATGAACCAAGGGCTATTGTGCTTTCTATAGATGTGACGCCGGACCTAGATCGTAATGCATATGATATGAAAGTAACTTTTTCAATCAGAACTCAACCAAATGATATAGCGACTATAAACGTGCTGTTGGAGGTATTACGATAATGGCAAATAATCAAAAATTAGAAATATCTGGTTTGGATTTCGATACGGTCAAGACTAACCTCAAGACCTTTCTAAGAAACCAAGACCAGTTTCTTGACTACGACTTTGAAGGGTCAGGTATGAGCTCACTGTTAGATGTGTTAGCGTATAATACTCATTACCTTGGATTTCATGCAAACATGCTTGCGAATGAAATGTTCATTGACAGTGCGGCGTTGCGATCCAGTGTAGTATCTCATGCAAAAACTTTGGGATATGAAACACGATCTGTCAGAGCTCCAAGAGCGAAAGTTAATGTTACACTCAATGATGCAACTTTAGCCACTGCAACAATGAATGCGGGTCAAGTTTTTACAACCACCATTAACAATGTCTCATATCAGTTTGTAACTGTATCTGACTTCACTGCTTCCCAAACGGGTGCTGGAATAACTTTTAGTGATATTCCAATTTACGAAGGGAGTTATGTTACCACCAGATACACAGCTGATTCGACTGATGTAAATCAAAAATTCTTGTTGAATACTGACAAGGCAGATACCACAACGTTGACTGTTCAAGTTCAAAACTCTTCCTCCGACTCAACCACAGTAACCTATACCAAAGCCACAGACATAACTCAACTGACGGGAGATAGTGCGGTATACTATTTACAAGAAGTTTCAGACGGGCAATTTGAAGTATACTTCGGCGATGGCGTTGTAAGTAAAAAACTTAGTGACGGTAATATTGTCATACTAAAATGTGTAGTAACAAATATTGCTGAAGCTAACGGTGCTTTTGCATTTACAAACTCTGGAGCAATCAATACAGTTGTTGATGTTACAACCACAACATTGGAAATTGCTTCTGGTGGGGCAGCTGCAGAAACTATTCAGTCTATAAAATTATCTGCACCCTTAGACTATGCATCACAGGGACGATGTGTGACAACTAACGACTATAAAGTTTTTGTACAGAAGCTATATCCTAACGCTACTGCAATTCAAGTGTTTGGTGGAGAAAACGGTTCGTTTGATTCTAGTTTAGGTGTTGTATCTACAGCGGAATATGGAAAGGTCTTTATATCTGTAAGAAATAATCTTGGCACCAATTTGACAGAGGCTGAAAAAACTGGCCTAGTAAGTCAACTTGGAAAGTTTACTGTGGCATCTATAACGCCAGTAATTGTTGATCCAGATTTTATGTATGTTCTATTGACATGCGATTTTAAATATGACTCTAGTGCCACCACGAAAACTAAGGATACGTTGGTTACTGAAGTTACTCAAACCGTTATAGACTACAACACTACAGAGTTAGTTAAGTTTGATGCTATCTTGCGTCATTCAAAATTATTGAGTTTGATAGACTCTACTGATAATTCAATAACCAGTAGTTCAGTCAATCCTAGACTAGCAAAATATTTCACCCCAGTACAAGGTGAATCAAAATCCTATAACCTGTATTATAATAATGCATTATATAATCCTCATGCTGGACACAACAGTGCCATGGGTGGTATCTTAACATCCACAGGATTTTATGTTTCTGGAACCAACTCTACAGATGAACAATTCTTTGATGATGATGGAAACGGAAATCTAAGAACTTACTACCTAACAGGTGCTACGAGAAACTATACTAACGAAACGGCAGGAACAATTAACTATGCAACAGGAGCTGTGACTATTAATAATATCGTTATAACTTCAATTTCAAATGTTGATGGTGCAACTTCTAATCGTATTCGTGTTATTGTTCTTCCTAGATCAAATGATATAGTCGCACTTAGAAATCAAATTTTAGAAATTGACACAGTAAACACCAAGGTCACAGGTGGAGTCGATACTATTGCGGTAGGAGATGAAGGTGGCGCTGCTAACTTTAGTGCTACTTCGGCAGGAGTAGACGCAACAGGAACGAGTTACTAGAACGATGGCCCCTTTCGATAGCGCCTTTAATACTAAGATATCACCTCAAATAGATGGTCAGGTTCCTGATTATATTCAGGCTGATCATCCCATATTTGTTGAATTTCTTAGACAGTATTATCGGTTTTTAGAATCTGCTCAGATAGATATTGACGGAACTGTTGATCAAGTCCTATTAGAAACTCTTTCACCTAATTTTCTGGTTTTAGATTCTACAGACCTGTTTGGATCAAACGCTGCTGATAAAATTGTTTTTGAAAGTGGTAGTGGCACTACAGGTAAGTTTGAAATCGGTGAAACGATTACTGGATCAACAAGTAAGGCTACTGCTACAATATTGGTAGATGATGATGAACAGTTGTTCATAACTGCTAACCAAAGATTTATTGAGGGAGAAACTATTACGGGTACAACGAGTGGCGCTACGTCCACTCTTAATAAGTATCGTGCGAACCCTGTTCAAAATATCCAACAGTTGTTAGAGTATGCTGACCCCGATAATACGGTTGATCATTTTCTTAGTGCGTTCAGAGATTCCTTTATGGAATCAATTCCAACATCCCTTGCGAGTGGTGTATCCAAAAGAAATCTTATCAAACAAATTCGAGACTTGTATGCTGCAAAAGGAACGTCCGAAGGTCATAAACTTTTCTTTAGAATATTCTTAGGCCAAGAGGCAACAATTACTTACCCAGCAAAATATATGTTGAGGATGAGTGATGGCAATTGGTCCAACCCCGTAGCTATTCGATGCACATCTGATTCTCAAGGTGCAATCCCTGATGAGATGGTTGGTCAAGAAGTTACTGGTGCTTCTTCTGGAACCACTGCACAAATCATAAGCGTATCGTCATTCAATCAGGGCACTGATGCTGTTGTTGAATTTACTTTGAGAGAAGACTCAATACAAGGTACAGGATTTACTGCATCTGAAACTATTTCGGGAGTATCTACTTCTGGTGACTTTACTATGCAGTTCACTATTCAAAGTATTGTGTTGAGTGTTACTGCTGGTGATTTTGGCGGTATCCTTTATAGTATTGGCGATTCTTTAACTCTTGACACAGCAATAGGAAATGGTGTTGCAAGTGCTAAGGTCAGTGAAATTAAACCAGGCTCTATTAGTGATATTCACATTGATGCTGGTGGTTCTGGATATAACATTGGTGATGGAGTCAAATTTACAAATAGTTCTAGCGATAGTTCGATTTCAGATGCCAGGGCCTTTGTGTCTGTTACAGGTGGTAGATTATCAACCGAAGATGCAATAGATGGAACACCAGAGGTTATTGTACAAGAGGATGCCACAAAAACATCTTTCATTACAAATAGAACTTTGTTAGACGGTACAGCTATTGCAACAGCAGTTGGCGAACCATATGCAGTGTTTGGAACAGATAGAAGATTTAGTGACGCACAGACTTATTATTATCCTCTGTATCTTTCTGAGGCTAGAGCAAAAGCACAAGATACTGATAATGGTCAAGCAACCTTTTTCGTTTTTGATCAAGTACCAGGCAGTGTTTTCTGGATGCCGTCCAACAATATCAATACAGCAAAGTCTTCTTATGACACTAGTCTTTATAATTTGTTTGTTTCAACCACTGCTGCTCTTGATGATGGATTTGCTTTACGGTTGGAGTCTGGTAATGTTGCAACTGGTATGGACAGTGAAACAGATAGCAATACCGAATCAATATTGGGTGATCTGATTGTATCAGAAACAGAGAGTTTAGCTAGAGATGTTTACGGGACAGATGCCGATGGTATAATTCTTGAAGAGGCTACTTTGTCACTGGACGAGTCTAGTGAAGTCAATAGAATATTTATTGTTAATAATGGTGGTGGTTATACTGCACTACCATCTCTAACAGTTTCATCTGAAAATGGCACAAACGCTGAGTTGGTTGCTTTGACAGATGACATTGGTTCTATATCAGAAATTGAAGTGACTGATGCTGGATTTAAATACGCTACCGCACCTGATGTTACTGCCAACACAAATTTAATTCTTAAAGATGTAACTGGAACGTTTGGTGCGGGAAACACTTTGCAAACTCATCAAGGTTCAGTTGTATCGTTTGATCCTTCTGTTAATAAGTTAACGATTAATGCAGTTCCTACAAATAGATTGACTGCTGAACAGAGTGAAGCTACAAACGATGGAATTACTTTAGAAGATTTTGATATTGTTGAACCAGGCAGGCCTGATCATGGACCCGTTAACCAAATATACAAAGTCAATGATGAGGTTGGTTCTGGATTTCTACTAGATGGATTTAGTGAAGAAGGTCAAGGTATTGCTATAGAAAGTTTTGAGATTGGCCAAATCTTATCTGAAGCTCTTGAAGTTAATGTTGACCAAATCAGTATGGAAATATCTGATATGGACGCTCTGCTTGATGAGGGTATTGAATTAGAGTCTGGTAGTGCCGTTCCTACAGATTCCTCTGGTAAATTTTTATTAGATAGTCATCGTCCAAAAGCTTTTAATAGAGGTGAGCGTTTTGAAGACCATGTAAAACTTCAAGATGAAACAGCTGGAACTAATATCTTTGGCGAACAGGAGGGTGGTGTTCTTCTATTTGATTTTAGTGTTGATGATGTTGGTAGTAATATTTCACTAGAAATACAAACGTCAGGTGGTTCAGATTTTGGCAACTACAATATCTTGTTGGAAAAATCTACTGAAAATGATGGCGACAAATTGGAATTGGATGGTTCTCAACTTTCAGTTGGGGATAGAGTTGAATACCAATTAGACACAAGTATTGTGTTTGGTAATAATACCGATTCTATTTTACTAGAAAATTCTCTGCCCGATGGTGATGGTTCTCCAAGTTATCTTGTTAATGAGGATCAGGGAAATGCTATCATTCTTAATACCAGTGGCGGTGTAGATAACAATCTTGACGTTGGCGATAAACTTTTACAAATCGTTCAAGATGTTTCTGAAATATCTAATCACGGCCAATCAATTAAACACAGCAATACTCCGAATGGTAGGTTGTTAGGTGAGGGGTTAGATACATTTGTTACTGAAGATTCACCTGTTAATAATTTGGATGTTAATGTTCTAGAACAAGGATCAATATTATATGACACTGCCGTATTCCCCGGCGATGAAGACGGGTTCGGAAACATCATTGACTCTAACGGAGACAAAATACTAAACGAACACTCTGGCCAGAACATGTTAATTGATGGCACTGATGGTTCTGCCACTGATGCTGGTTCTCAAATCTTGATGGAGGATGAGACAGGAACAGATCAGGTTATTCTTAATCAGACACAATCAGATGGAACTGACTCTGGTGATGAAATTGTTATGGAAGATGCCTTCAATGTTATAGGTGATACCATTACTGATTCTAGTGGAGCGTCGGCCAAAATTATTGGCCAAGGAACTGCTAGAGGTGTAGCACAAATTGGAACAACTATAACTAAGCCGGGTGGTTATCTAAACACAGACAGTCGTATTGATGAAGATATTATTCGCATACAGGACTCTTATTTCTATCAACAGTTCTCGTATGAAGTTAAGGTTGGCGCTGTCCTATCTGATTATATTAACGAACTTAAATCTTCAGTCCATCCAGCGGGTTTCTTGCCATTTGGTAAAGTTTCTCTTGCAACAGAAATATCTGTTGCGATGGGAACTGCCGCTGCTGGTGTTATAGATTACACAGGTGATGATACCTTCACACCAGAGCTCGCATCTTTGTTTGGTGTTGTGTTTGGTGAAACACTTCAGATGACCACATCAGTTCGAGAAGGAGTTCTTGATACCACAGGTGGCAGCAGTATATTTGACACAATCATTCAAGAGAACGGCGTTGCCATTGGCGACTTAATTCTTGAAGAAACTGACGGCGACAATCTGCAATTTGAGAGTGGATTGGACATTGCTGTTGAAAACTCACAGAGTTCTGGTGACGGTTCAATACTTCTAGATGCTGGTGCTGGGTCTGGTAGATTGCTTGCAGAAACAGCGCTTGGTGAAAATGGAATTGCAAAACGATCTTTGTCTCATGTAACTACCCTTAAAGTTAGACCAGAGATTAAAGTTCCAAAAACTAGTTATGGCGCACCTCTTGCTTCTGGTATTCTACCCGGCTCGATTTTCTTTGATCAACCAATGATCCAACTAGAGGATGGTATGCGAACAAGTCTTCCTGCTATCATGCAAGACAATTTGATTTTAGATGGAACAGATAAGAATGGTACGGATGCCGGAGATAGAATTGCTCATGAAAGCGATCTTAACGAACAAGCAGGAATTAAACTTAGCGATCTCCCCGGCCTTTCAATAAAAGATTTGGTTGAGGTGGATACTATTGGGTTTACTGAACCAGCTGGTACACTAAAGACTAATGAAGGCGGTATCGTATTTGAACAGAGTGCAGCTTCTGATGAGTTGGTTTTAGAGGACTACATGCATTTCATCTTAGAGGGTGGTAGACTTAGTGATGTTCTTCTTCTTGAAAATGGACACACTCTTTTACAAGAGAGCAACAGTCAACCATTTACTCTAGAGGACAATCTACAGGCTTTCCCAGACGGGACAAATGAACTCACTCATATCCGATTGGAGACTGCTACTGACTCAACAGGACATTTACTTGGTGAGGGTATACAAGCAGGCGATAATAGTATAAACATTGTGTTGGACGGTCAACTTAATAGAGGCGAAAAGATTCTTACTGAAGGAAGTAAGATTGAGTTTGAAGACAACACTAATCAGGGAAGTATTCCAGAGGGTAACTTTGGTAATAAGAACATAACACAGTTTACAAGAGAAGCTAGAATTGGTTCTATAACTCCAACAAATAGATTGTCCCTACAAGATGAATATGAAATTGGATTAAATGTTGCATTAGAAGATGACAGTGGAGTTATAATATTTGATGGTACATCTGCTGTTCTTGATATCGAGGGTCAGATACTATTAGATGGTACGGATTCCGCAAAGTCCAATGCTGGAGATGCAGTGGTTCAAGATACTGCTGCAAACGAAAATGACAATCTACTCCTTGACAGTTCGGGCGGCCGTGACCTTGGTGATAAACTTGTGATGTTTGATACTATTCATAATACCGTTGTAGGTAATGAAGGCGGGTTCTTCTTATTGAATGGAACCGATGGTGATGGAACAAATGCTGGTGATGAATTGTTGTTGGAAAAGGCTGGTGCATTAGGACTAGGAACAATCTCATTTCTACAACAGAACTCAATAAATATTGCGAATGGTCTTGCTTCTGAAAGCGGTGGACTACAATTACCAGTTTCAGAAGCTGATGCTGAGGAAGGCGTTGCGGTAATAACTAACTTCGATAGTTCTATTGGAACGTTTGATTCAGCACTAACAACGTTTGACGCTGCGTAAATCGTTATAAATAACATAAGAAAGAGGAAACGTTAAATGGCATATCAATCATTAGGGGTCGGAACTAACGCCAACGATGGTAGTGGTGATACACTAAGAGCTGGTGGTGCAAAGATCAATGATAACTTTGTAGAGTTATATACAAAGTTTGGTGATGCCAGTTCGTTGTGTTCTGGTATCAGTGCTACAGCTACAGTGGTTTCACTTACCGCTCCTAATATTAGTGGTGTTGTTGCTGGTACTCAAACGTCCGCTACTATCACAACTCTTGCTACTACGACAGTAAATGGTACAACTGGAAACTTCGGCACCGCCACAGTGGCTGCTGGTTCAATCACAGACAGTTCTGGTGCAATTTCATTCGGTAACGAAAACCTCACAACGACAGGAACACTAACATCTGGAAATTTAACTTGTGGTACAATAACATCTACTGGAGCATCTATTGTATTTGAGGGAGCTACACCTAATTCAAACGAAACAACCATTGCGGTAACAGACCCGACAGCAGATAGAACTATTACATTTGGGGATGAAACAGGAACTGTATTGACAACTGGTGCAACAGACGTTCTAACAGGTAATATGATGAAAACTGCATCAACCCTCTTAATTGTGGACTCCTCTGGTTCTACTCTTAAAACAATTATTGGTGCCGGTGTTGCGTCATAAATAGATAAAATAGGAAAAACAAATGGCAGCTATTATCACAGAAAAGTTTAGACTTCATAACGCCTCTCAATTTGAAGAGTCGTTTACTGAATCGTCTAATAATGTTTATTACCTATTCATAGGTAAGAGCACACCGTTCACCTCTGGAACGAGTGGCGGTTCTGATTCTTCACCACCTACTCCCGTAGATGGACCAACTGATGAATTTTATGCATGGGACGATATGATTGCTGCCAAGAGTATCGGATCAAATAATGTTCAACGGGTTATTCCTAGAAGAAATTGGGCTAATGGTACGACCTATGACATGTACAAACCAACCTACAGTTCATCAAGCACTGCAACATCTGGCGCTTCTAATCTTTATGATTCAACATTTTATTTTGTAACAACTGATTATCGTGTCTATAAAGTTCTTGATAATAATGGTGGGACAGCATTTAGTGGAACGGAACCCACAAGTACTACAACTGCACCTTTTAGTGCGGGGGGATATGTTCTACAGTATATGTACACTCTTACAGCCGGTCAAATTAACAACTTCCTAACGGCAGATTTTATGCCAGTCGCAACTGACTCTACAGTGAGCGCTGCGGCCACTGATGGTGCAATTGACTCCTTGTCCATTACCGCTGGTTCTGGATATACAAATGGAACTTACTATGCCGCAGTTTATGGGGATGGAACTTCTCAAGGAACCGCATCAGGAGCAATTATCAGAATTACAGTTGCAAATAATGCTATTCAGTCATTTGGTTTGACTGCTGGAACAGATACAACAATTCACGCAGCTGGTGCGGGATACACATACGGAACAGTTAATCTTGCAAGTGGATACACTTTCTCAGAGAGTACTTTAACTACTGCCTCAGCAATGGGGGGTTCTGGTGGCGCAGTCGAAGTGATTATAGGACCGAAAGGTGGTCATGGGTTTGATGCTAAAAAAGAACTCGGCGGTCACTATGTCATGATGGGTGTAACACTTACTGCTGCTGAAGGCGATGACATTACCACAGAAAATGATTTCCGTAAATTGGGAATTGTTGTTGACCCCTATACGTTTGGAACAAGTTCGGTTGCGAGTGTATCTACAGCAAGACTCACTTATGCACTAAAACTTACATCACAGTCTGGTACGTTTGATGGAGATGAGAAAATAAGTCAGGCTACCACGGGCGCAATTGGTAAGGTTGTTGAGTGGGACAGTGCAAATTCAATTTTATATTACTCACAGGAACGATTTGGTGATTATGGAACAAATGGAACAACTGGCGCATATGTTGCATTTAGTGGTGCTAATGTTGTTACAGGTGCTACCTCTGGTGCAGTTGGAACACCAGATGCCAGCGCTGACAGTGCGGTAACACTTGCGGGAGGTAATACGATCACCTTTGCAGATGGATATGCAAATCCAGAACTTGCAGCAGATAGTGGTGACATTGTATACCTAGAAAATAGAAAACCAATCAGTAGGTCTTCAGATCAGATAGAAGATATCAAAGTTATCGTGGAGTTTTAATAAATGCCTCAATCAACAGACCTTAACGTTGCACCATATTATGACGATTTTGACAAAGATGATAACTTTGTCAGAACCTTGTTTCGTCCTGGCTTTGCAATTCAAGCAAGAGAATTAACACAACTTCAATCAGTTCTTCAAAATCAGATTGAACAAGGGTTCAGTCATATGTTCAAAGACGGCACGGTAGTTATTCCTGGCCAGTCAGCATTTCTTGGTGGTAAGAACGCAGCACGGTATGTTAGAGTACAAAGCACTTTTGGTGGAGAAACGATTGATCCTCAACAGTATGTGAATGCAGACAATCCAGTTATCATTACGGGTGAAACAAGTGGTATTAAATTCATGGTAACTCATGCAGTTGCTGCAACTACAACTGATCCTGTAACACTTTTCGGTCAGAACATAAATTCTCAACTTGCTGGAAAATCAGAAACAACAAGAGGGGGTTTTCAAGGTCCATTAGATGCTGCTGGATTTGATAAATTTGTAATTAATGAAAACATTAGCGAAAACGTTGCGGTCACTCATGTATCAACAACCTTTGCTGCAAA